GATGTTACCTGCCATTGTAGCGATCAAAGCATCAGCAACTGATCCTAGTTCACCATTTTGTGCGGCCAATGCTTCCCAGTCTTGCAAGAAAGTCAAAGTACACAACTGACGTTGCATCGCAAGATCAACAAGTGTCAACGTGCGCTCGTCAATGTCAACTGTACCCGTTGGAGTAAAGTCGCAAGTTTGATCTGCGAAAGTTGTCGCGCTATCGGTCAAACGACGTACTTTCAATTTACCCGGTACGTTTTCTTTTACCGTGATGTGCTTTGTAGTTTCTGCAGCGAGAAACGCTTTAAGATTCCACTCACCTGCGGCAACGCCTGCGTAGGTGGTAGTGAGGTTTGTAGTTGTTGGCATTATTCTATTTTATTTCTTTGTTTTTATTAGTTTGAAAATTGAGCCAACACACGCTCAGTGTAAGTCATTTTTTCAAACGGCTTTACTGATGGTTGGTCATCTGATTTTTTCGCCTTAGCGAGTTCGGTTTTGTCTTTTACTGATGTAGTAGCGGCTTGCTTTGACAACTCAGTTACCTTCTTTTCAGAAGATGCAAGTTTGGTAGTCAAGTCAGCGTTTGAAACCTTCAATGCTGAAAGCTCAGTGGCTTGTGTAGCGTTTGCAGTTTCCAAAGCATTTACACGCTCAGCTAATTGGCTGATGATCTCAGTCACTTCGCTAGACATCTCTTCAGTCTTAGCTGTGATCTTTACGATCTTGCCATCGGCTACGTTTACCACGGTGCCATCTTCTAGCGTGTGATCTCCATCGGGTGCAGGGATAACCTCACCTTCGATCGTCACGTAGATTTCTACACCTTCGGCAAACTCGTCCGCAGGTGTACCTACTTCGATGCCTTCGATTGTTTTAGCCATAGCGGAGAGTGTCACCTTCGCTGGCTCTTCAACATTCAACTTTACGTTGAACTTGTTAAGGATTTCTTGGATTTTATCTTTCAACATTGTATTGTTTTCTGATATATCCGACCTTGCTTTAATTGTGTTTTATTGTAAATTTTTCTTTGCATTGTTTAGCCTAACTTTGTGCTATGCCTTACGTTTCTAAATTTAATGAACGGCAAGAGATTGCAATAAGCTACCTATCCCCAAGTAGCGAAGTGGAGCAAATACTCTACGGCGGTGGCGTGTATGGTGGTAAGTCATGGCTAGGGTGCTATTGGCAAATACTCAGGAGATTGAAGTACCCCAACACCCGTGGACTTATTGGCCGTGCGGAGTTAAAGAAACTGCAACTGTCCACGATGAGTACATTTTGGGAGTTGTGTACAAAGATGAATTTAACCCCAGGTAAGGATTACGCTTACAACGGCCAACTAAATCGGATTACGTGGTTTAATGGGTCCGAAACTATACTCATGGACATGGCCGACACTCCGAGCGATCCTGACTTTCATAGATTCGGATCACTTGAACTTACTGATTATTTTTTGGACGAGGCAGCGGAGATAAGCGCAAAGGCCGTCGAGATCCTAGATACCCGTGTGCGCTATAACCTAGTGAACGGACGGCCAAAGGGATTGATTACGTGCAACCCGACCAAGGGATGGCTATACAATGACTTTTGGACCCCGTACAAAGAAGGCAAATTGCCGCCACATAGAGCGTTCGTCCAAGCCTTGCTAAAGGATAACACTATTGTACCGAATGAAGCCTATCAAAAGAAGATGGAGAGGCTCAATGAGCGCGATCGTAAACGTCTACTCGATGGCGATTGGGATTATGACGATTCGCCCGACAAGCTATTCGATTACGATAGCATGCTGCAAATGTTTAACACAACCGAACCAACGGGAGAAGGGTTTATAACGTGCGATCCTGCGGCAATGGGCAACGATAGGACGATTATAATGATATGGAAGGGCATGCACTGCACCAAAGTGATTGAGCACGTCCACAAATACCCTCACGAGGTTGCCAATATCCTACGCGAGCTGGCATCTAGTCACTCCATCAAACTCAATAACGTGCTAGTGGATAGCGACGGACTTGGAATAGGGGTAAAAGGAATACTTGGATGCCGTGAGTTTCTCAATGGATCGAGCGCAATTGACAAAGAGCATTTTTTCAATCTTAAATCCGAGTGCTATTTCAAACTATCGGAGGCCATCGGTATGAATCGGATTCACTTTAGCGACCATTCGCAGCGCGACAACATCATAAAAGAATTGGATTTGGTTCGGGATGCGAGCAAAGAGGATAAGAAAAAACAAGTGTCTAGCAAAGATCAGATAAAGGCAAGGCTTGGGCGTTCACCCGACTACGCTGATGCGCTCATGATGCGCATGTATTTTGAACTTCGCCCGAACTACGGCAAATATTCATTCTAAAATAAAAAGCCCCCGACGTTTCGAAGGCTTTTCGCTTGGATTTACGTTGGCTTTTGCTCATGGCAACATAAATGCGGTATAAGTTGCGTCAGGACAGGACTCGAACCTGCAAGGGATGCCATTATAGTGACCACACGCAACGTGCTTTTTTACCCATAGTGCTATAACCATCTATTGCGTCTACCAATTCCGCCACCTGACTATGCAAATATAAAGAAAAAACCCCCGACGTTTCAGGGGTTTTTATCTCAAATCATTGTGCAAACAATAATACTAAAACAAACTTAAACACATATACGCCGCGAATATACGGCTCATTGTTACAATTTGAAAATATCATGGAAAACTTCGCCCGTGCGAACATCCATGTAAATTTCATTGTCCGTTTTCTTGCCATCTAGTGGCTTGTATTCCACACACATACCGATAGCAGCACGTTGGCCGTTGGCGTCAAAAGTCAAAATAACTTCGTCCTCGGTTTGTTGAATACCGAAAGTGCTACCCCATTCTATGCGCACAGGCTTCACCGCTTCATTTTCAAATGCAATATCTAGGCATTGACCATAGTTGCCCATCCCTGAGTAGTTCGGTTCGGGGTAGTCAGCATTTGTTGAGTCGTTATAAGCACGCAAGCGTACAACGAAGTCAGGCGTACGGCTCGCGTATGGTGGAATCAATGCACCAAAGTTGAACGTATTGTCATCTTTGCCGTTGAAGTAAACGTTCGGAATCCACACCCCTTCCTCTAATGGCTCAAAGTCAGTGGCCACATTCAACAAGTGAGTGTTTTCGCTTGGGGTTTCGAGTTCAAAGAGTTGGTAGCAATTTTCAGCAATCATTTCGGCGGTAATTCCAAAGGCCAATAGCTCAGAGCGTGTGAACGTCTTGTTGAATTTATGACGTACCACCTTTGGCGTTGTAGTTTGGAAGGTCGTTGTATTGAAAACAACTAGTCCGATCAAACCTTCGTGAGGGCTTCCATCATTGGCTGCATTTCTGAAAGCATTGTGGTAGATACGCTTGAATTTACCATTGCTAAATTCCATAGTCTGCTTGCCCGTCCAAAACTCTTTGCCTGCTTGTGGACCAACGGGAACAACGAACGTGCTCGCTTCTTTGGTCAGTAGGTTTCCATCCTCGGAAACTTCAAAGCCGTGATTGTTGACCAAAAGTCCAAGGTAGTTGTAAGACATCCACGCATCGTTTCGGCTCACGTTTGTTTTGGTCAGCTCATAGGTGGCAGTCTTAACCCACTTGCGAGTAGCGCGATCATACGCCATTGTCACGTTCTCTTTGAGTGCAGGTACCATTTGTTCGGTTTGTCTTAACCAACCATTGAACCGCGTGAGTTGATCGGGAATACCGATCCTTTCAGTTGTTGTTTTCATTATAAAAAATTAAGGGTTTAATTGTTTGGCGAAGATAGCACCTTCTCAATTTCATTCAAGATTTGTTTCTCTTTGCTCAGTTGCGCAAATTCACCTTCGATCGAGAATCCACGAACCTCGCCCGTCTGAACCTTTGCCCATGCTTCGTCATTGTCAACCTTTACACCAACGAACCACGTTCCGATGGGATAATCCATGCCAAAGTGAACCGACTTATCCGATTCACCTTCCTTTATCCATGATTCAACTACGGTCATGCCATTGAGTTTTAGCGTGTGTTCAATCGTGTGGTCCGATTGGTGTCCATCCTTCATAAATTGCTGCGAAGCGTTGACGATGGTTTGTGCCGGGAACTCGATCAAATATTCTTCGCCCGTGTTTTTGTCAATGCGTAGTATCTCCTTGTCGGGGATCATAGCAGCACCAAATAACATACGGCGTTCTTTGTCGACTTTCAAAAATACTTTTTGATCAGTTGACAAGGCAATGAAGTCAGCCTCCATTGCTGGCATCTCTACGATTGAGATGGCATAAACTCCGACAACTTCATCGGATAGTCCATAAACGATTTTCTTTCTTTTCTTTTCCATGTTTCAAATTTATTATAATCTACGTAAGTCTTGAATTTTAGCGTTAGCATCTTGGGCATTACTCACACTTCCTGCTAGTACATAGGTTTGTGCGCCTTGCGCTGGTCGGTTATTGATAAATGACATATCAACGGGGTTGAATGTAGGTGTGCCACCTGCCATCGATCCACCGCCTCCGAGTGATGGGGGAGAAGGTGACGGCCCTGGCCCTTGCGTTCCACCATCGAACTTCTGCGAGGCTATCTTTTTGACGTTGGCCAAACCCGTAGCTACTACGAAAGCGGCAGCGATCGCGCCACGTACCACTGAGGATGGGTCGAGTGGAACAATTTGCGAGTTGTAGGCTTGCATCGCCCCTTGGTAGGTGCTTATCAAAGTTTGCGCGATGGATATTGATTTACGTATTTTGAAAGCCTTTTCTTGCTCCTTTCTCGACTTGCCCTCAAAGATAGTGGTGACGTTGGCCAAAAATTCCAATCCATTTACAAGGTTATCCTTAGTAAATTGCATATTTCGCTCTCTGATATGCTTACGATTTTCCTCTGCTTGTTTTAACATTGCAGTTTCAAAAGTTTGCCTCGACTTCTCAATGTCGATAAGCTTAATGCCAGTGTCATAAGCACCTTTGAGCATTGTGGCCTGATGTGAAGTGGTGATTTTTTCTATGCTATTGAGTTGGTCCCTTTTCTTTTCGGCCTCATCCTTTAGCCTTTGTTCTTCATCTTGCGCCCTTTTTTCTGCTGCAGCCTTGCGTTTAGCTTCCGCTTGTTCTCTTTTTGCTGCATCCTCGGCCTCATATTGTCTACGAAGATTGTTTTTCTTTTCCTCATAAATCGCATCGAGTTTATAAAGTTCCTCAGTGGTCACACCTTTGGCAATTAAAGCCTCAGTTTCCCTCTTATAACTCGCATCCATTTCCTTTTCAGTCAACTGACGTGCATTCAAACCGATATTTTCATAACGGGTTTGAAGATCAACACGAGCCGCATTGAGAGCGTTTAATTGATTGATCGCTTGGACTTCATAATCCACACGCTGATCTGCTAACTGCTTACGAAGATCGTCGAGTGTTTTCTCTTGCTCCTCACTTAATCCGTAATACGTGCGCTGTTGGGCTTGCAAATTCCTGATCTTCGCCTCAGTATCTTGGATGTCCTTTTGCGCAATCTCTTGTTTTATCTGAGCAAGTTTAGCCTCGTCACCTTGGGCCGATGCTATGCGTTTCTTTTCTTCGCGGTGACGTCTTTCGTTGCTTTGGTCAATTAACTTGTTGGCATTGTCAACGGCTTCACGTTGTTGATCTAAGCCTGCTTTCAATGCCAAGCCAATAGCGGCTATTGCTGCAACGATTAGGAAAATAGGGTTATTCAATAAAGATAAACCGAGTGCCTTTAAGCTAGTGCCCATTGACTTAATACCGCCCACGATATCCGCAAAGTTGACCCTCTTCAAATTACCAGCCATTGCAGTAGCTGATTGACCTACACCCTCAAAGTCTAGCGACATAAGACGGCTAGTCAAGTTGGCCGCATTACTACCTAACGCCTCGAACGCATTACCTGCATTTGCTTTTACTGCTTCCGCTGTATCATTGATCGTATCTTTTAACTCCCCTGCCTTACGTGAAAGTTCATCGAACCTCGCGCTATTGGGGTCAAGAGTTTGCATCTCTAGTTGAAGCTCACGAAGTTGAGCCTTGAGCGACTTGGTAGCCTCCGATGTTTCTACAATAGCTGATTCTACCGCATCAATGTTTTGAACGGCACCAGCGGCGTTGACTTCTAAATTAATTACTACATTATCAGCCATTGGAATAGTTTATAGATTAGGTATGAGTAAAGTAAAACACTTGCGAGCATGGTAAATCTCCAAAGCCACTTGTGAGTATTGTTCAATTTGTGGCTATTGGCTTTGATGAACTTGTCAGGCATTGGGTTGCCTGCCTCCACCATCGCACGTATGCGAGTAAAAGTCGTTTGGCCTAAATCGTCGGTATAGTTGTGTTCGGTCATTCTTTGATTTGGGTATAAGTTAAACTTGCCGCTATCTTGATGTTGTTATGTGGATGGCCGCCGCCACTCATTGACAATGCAAAGCGATGTTGAAGCACGTCCGTTGTGGTATCGATGTGCAAGGTGATTGCGTTCAAAGTTCCAAAGGTATAATTGGTATGAATCGTTGACTGCTTCGCTTCGTTATTCACTTTGTATGCAGTAAAAGAAAATGAAGATGAACGCGTGTCGTCAATTAATCCTGTTGCAACGTTCCATTCAATTATTGAAATATTCAACGTACAATTCAATGCTGACCCTTCATCGATCACTAGGTGCTTATTCGCTATCCCTTCGATGGTTATAGGTATCTGAGTTGCGTTATCCGTAAAATTACCTTCTCCGATGTACGGAATTACCCCGTATTGAGATTGACCGTCGGCGTTGTTTCTATCATCGCCAAACCATCCACCGCCCAGGTGCAAACCTCCGCTAAATACTTTGGCATTTTTTCCAAATGCTGCTACCCCTCGCAAGTTTTCATCTACGATCAAGTGTTCACCTACCGCGACTAGGTTTGCGTTGTTTTCTCCAATGGTAATATCCGTGCCTGCTACGTAGCTGAACTGAGTATCGACGGCAATGCGCGAGCCGTTTGTCATCATACCTGCGTTTCTCACCCGTGGGCCATCGATGGAAAGCCCAAAGTTTCCACCCGTGATCTCGGTAGTCACTCCGTTTGGCCTATCCACGTCGGGAATACCGAACGCGAAGCAGCGTGCATCGTCACCTGACCAGTTGTAGCCATAGCGATTGCAGCAATTTTCAGTGCCAAAACTCAAATCTCCTGCGCCATCGATAAACTGAACCACGCCACCCGTCGATATTTGGTAGGGTGTAAATTCACAATCGAGCTGAGAATCGAGAAGGCGCATAAATTCGCACTGAATACTGCCCTCCTCACCTACTTCATAGTTGGAGATATTGAGGATGCGATACCATGCGTCCACAATCCATATCCGATCGTCAAATCCAAAGGTAGCGATGTCGGTAATATCAAGGTTCATGTAACACTCTAAGCGTCGTGCGCTAGGTGAATAGAGTTCATTGAGGTATGGCCTCCAATATTTGTTGAATAGGTTGTTGTATGGATTGGCTGTGATTAGGTGTAAAGGCGTTTCGGGCGCAAAATTCAAGTCATCGTCATTCAAGTTGGCATTGATCTCTGAATAGTGATTGGCTGCCCCTACGCTTGTCAAAACTCCATCCGTAATGCCCTCGTCATAGAGCGCGATGTATAAAGCGGATGGAATGAAGTATAGGTAACGAAGCCCAGGGTTGACAAATTCGCCGCTTGCATCTACGAATTTAGGCACGACGTTCGATGTTCCGTTGATGGTATTGCATGGCGTGGATTGAGCGAGCAAAGTCACCGCCTTGTTGCCTTGTGCGAAGTCGTTTGGATGGTCGTTAGGATCGATTGTGTATCCGTCAATTTGATAATCTCCATACACCCTTTTGCCCTCTTTGTTGAATAGCTCACTTGCCGCATCGTTGCCCTTTGCGTAGGTAAATGTCAACACCCTGCCTTGGTAGTCCGTTGTTGGTGAAATAACTTGATCTTTTGAGTAGTCGAGTTTCGATGTCCAGTCCAAAGTATTACCACCTCCGATGTATTCAGCGAACGGCTCAAAGTGTATGAGCTTTGGAATGTTGCGGTCGGGTACCATTACCAAATTATACTTTTTCAAAATGTCTTTGAATAGTTCGATTTGTTGAACTTGCGGAGCGTTGGCACCTACATCGATGGTCAAACCTGCGAGCGCATCCGATGTGTTGACCAGTAGCCATCCCGTACCCGTGGCGAGGTCAGAGCCTGCAAGGAAAGTACCTGCGGCTTGGTTTTCCACACTCATTTTTAACTGATCGCCCACGTTCATAAACAAAGTGATATCCTCAGATTGCATATTGCGCGTTTGATTGCCATTGGTAGGCGCCGTAAACTGAGTGTATTGTCCGTCATTATCCGATACTCTACGGAGCTTCATCGTGCGAACGTTTGAAACTATCCCACTCGTTGCAGTCGGGTCATTGGTAGCGAATAAACGAAACGTAAACCACCCCGTGAATGGTGCAGTGTAAATTCCCGTAGCCGCATTGAATGATCCGCTTGGGTCGTTTACCTCCGTGAATGTGGTTAGTTGCGTTTCGGTATTTGCAGCCGCTGAAAGGTTTGAAGTTAGGTAGGCCGAAAAAAGAAATTGTGCTGGCTGCGATGTTGACCGATTCCACTTTGAGTTGACGTAAGGAATATAAACGGCCTCCATTTCGGGCAGTATATTGTCAGTGGTGTATGTAAACCCTGCTTCACGGATTATCTTGTCAAATATCCATGATTCCCGAACCATGAGCGACATCTCAGCAGGGAAGATCGGATTGATAGTTGAAACGACGGGCCGAGTGTTTACCTCGCCACCTTCACTGAGTTTATAGCCGCGATCAATTAGCGCATACTTCCAATTCGTTGACCCTGCGATTACGTTATCAAAAGTCATCGCATGGCTCAGTGATGAGTAGTCCAATTCACTGAGCATCTTGGTGCCGATCTCCCTTGCGATGTCGGGTGTTTCGGCAAAGAACACTATCTCAATCTCTGAATAGACGTTGTCGAGCTTGTACGCTTTCAACACTTGCACGTGGCCCACGCCAACGGGGATGGTGTTCACTGATAAGGTCGCGCTGATCTTTTTGTGAAACGAAAACTCCCCCGTGTAATTGACGTTAGAGATATCCCCGAAAAATTGTAGGTTCGTTTCGGTCGCTGGCACTCTGAAATTCCATGAGCCGCCACCTTGTACGGCTAACTCGCTTGGGTTGGTGAACGCATAGGATAGCGCGATCTTCTCAACCCCGTAAAGGTCAAGTATAACCGATTGGCCGCTATCCGAAACAAGTGTGAGAAGTACGTCGTTCATTAATTTGGTTGTTCTTGTGCTACTTTGATTCTTATTGTCAGCGGTTCAAGTGTCTTAGCGTTGATGTTGCGCACACGGATATTGCTATCTTGCACAATAACGGGCGTATGTGTACCGTCATCGTGAACCCAGTGCACTTGTTTGGACAAAATTAGTCCTTTCAAAAACTCCCACTCGCCTTGCTGCAATTTATCAGTTGAGCAAGTGATGAACTTGTCGATCTTTTTATACACCACTCGATCGGATTCGTCGAAGGTGTTGAATGTGAAGTCAGTCGAAGATGACACCTCGCCATAGTTGCCCACGATCCGCTTCGATACCTTTTGTTCGGTGGCGTATTCTTGCTCGCTCAGCATATTGAAGTTGTAGTATTCCCATCCGCCACGACGGCCTACCCATGCAAGACGGATCGGTGTGTAGTCATGGCAGCTACATATTCCCGTTTGTGGTCTATCCACGTTGAACATGACGTAGGTCATCGACGTTTGCTCATCGTCCGCACTTCTAACTTGGAAGTAGATCGCTTTCCAATTTGGATAATCTTCGGGTTTGAGAATACCACTAAGAGTTGAAGCGTTTAGGTTGGCAGGGTATAGCGGTAAGTGTGACCACGCATCTTGATCATAAACGATATATTGAACCTGAGCAGGCCCTCCGCTATTTGGTAAAATTGACAAGTTTATCTTTCGTGCATTGTTGGCCACGTCATCATCTAAACGTGCACGAATATCCCACACGCCCCAATCGGATTCTCTCACCGGTATGTAAATTGTGTTTGATAAATTCAAACCAACCGTTTCCGCATATTGCCAATAGTAAGTTGATGGCAAGCGATCACTCATCAAGCGCGATTGATCTCCATCCTCGTGGCCTATTCGCGCTAGCAATGACGGCTTATATCCATCGCGTGTAGTGAAGTCAAGATAGTTGTATAGATATAGGTTTAAGTCCGTTTGACTTGCCTCGTTTATATCAAATACACCGTCAACATCCCATGCCTCCCATATTTTTATACCAAGTTGTTGAAAGCCTGCACTACCAAAAATCGCCTGAGTTTCTGGAATGTTAATCTCATCGCCTCGTGTGATTGAGTGAACGCTTCCGTCCGCATCCGCTTGGTCTAGATTACCTGAGATATTGCGTAGGTACTGAGTGACCGATGACACGATATTGAATACTAGGTAGTCGTTTGGGTTTGGTGAAACGATGTATCTGATCTGATTACCTGCAATATCTAAGCGCACGACGTACTTGAACCCAGTGTTAGATGAGTTGCTAGATGAAGCGGTAATAATTAGCGGTGTGCTAATCGCCGAATGTAGATCGGGTTGTTGGTGAATTGTTATTGCCATTTTGCGCCCATTATTTTTGTTCTAAGTCTTTCTACTAATTCCATTGTCAACTCTTGACCTCTTATCTCCATCACATCGTTTACTGCATCTTCGAAGTAGTGAATACCCTCGATGCCATTTACTCCAATTGAGCGAGCGATCAAATACGCCACCTTGCGCATCTCGGCTTCACTCGACTTTATGAACCCACCTTTCGGACCACGCAAGCGAATAGGCTTCTTTTTCATCCATTCCATGATGGCATCGGTTGGCGGTGGCTTCGCTCCCTTTCTCCTTCCCTTCTCAATCACGTTGGCGTACTTATTCGCCTCACCACTTGCGCCAAACTTCACACGGGTAACGCTTCGGCCCTGGGTGATGGAATAGGTCAACGAATCTTTGAGTTTACCCGTGGCCACCCTTCGACGCTTTTTGCCGTTAATCATTCGGTATGCCCCGACGTTTTGGCGTGCAAGCTCTAGTATTTCATCGCATATTGATTCGAGTACGTCCATTATTGATATATTGCTGAAAGTTGATTAAAACTTGTTGATGTTGCAGTGGCATTGTTTCTGATTTTGAAGTTGATCAAGTCACCTGCAACAACTGAGAACGAACCCGTGGCCGTGTAAGTATTGGCCGTTGCACCTGCTGCGATAGTCAAACTAAATTGGTCAACTCCATTCTTACGAAGCGTGAAAACAAGTGTGCCTGTGGCTGATTGTGTTGTAGTTGTACGCACACGAATTTCTGTGAAGGTCATGGCAAACTCAGCGCTAATTTGAACAGCTGATTCGGTTCCGCTGTTGGTTCCGCTTTGAATAATATAAAATCTATCACCGCTTGATG